CAGAAATCAAAAAAGCCATTGTAGATATTGCAGATAAAATAAATATGTTTAAAAATACATTGGCAATGAAAAGAGAAATTATTGGTGATGTTGGTATTTGGATATCAAAAAAGAAATATGCAATTAGAAAATGGATGGATAAAAGTGAAATATTCGAAACACCAGAATTAAAAACTTCTGGAATTGAAATTGTTAGAACATCAACACCTGAAATAGTTAGAACAAAATTAAAAGAGATTTTAGGTATACTTTTAGATAATGATAAAGATAAAATTTTAAATATTGTTAGAGAATATAAAAAAGAATTTGATGTTCAACCACCCGAAAAAATAGCTTTTCCTAGATCTATAAGTGATATTGAAAAATATAATGACCAAAAAACAATTTATAAAAAAGCAACTCCAATACACGTTCGTGGTGCTTTACTTTATAACAAAAAATTATATGAATTGAATTTGATTAACAAATATAAACCTATTTTTTCTGGAGATAAAATAAAATTCATATATTTGAAAACTCCTAATACAATGTATAATGAAAATATAATTGCATTTATTGATGAGTTACCGAAAGAATTTGAAATTGAAAAATATATCGATTACAATATGCAATTTGATAAATGTTTTTTAGCGAGTGTAAATATACTTTCCAAACCATGTGGCTTAGATATTGAAAAAAAAATGTATGATATGACAATGGACATTTCCGATTTATTCTACTAAATATTATAAAAAAATGATATATAATACAATTTTAAAGGAGATATTAAAATGCATTATTACTTTTTAGAAAATCAAATTTTTCGTAGTACAGAAGAATATATTTATCCAAATCCAATTGGATTATTAAGAATATTACAATCAGAAGAAATTAATATAGAAAAACATGTTTTTAATTCAGTACATTTTAATGAAATAGTTTTTTTTGTATCATATGAAAGAAAACAACAAGAATTTTGTATTAACTATGATTATACAAAATTTTATAATAAAAACAATAGTGAAATTGTTTTTAACGGTTTATCTGATTTATTTAAAACTCATAATTTTTATAATATATTTTTTAGTAAAAAATTAGCAATAGATACTACTAAAAATATTATGAATAATGTTATTAGACAATTTGCAATAACTTTTGCTAGAAAGCGTCAAGAAATATCTAATGAAGAAACAAGATTTGATTAATTTGCTAGTATGTTAAGAAATATTCAAACAAGATTAGATAAAATATCAAAATAAAAAGGAGTTTCAATGAACAAACTTTTCAAACATCTTAAAAAGATTAATCCACTTTCTTCTATGGCAGATGAAGGAATACTTTCAGATATTGATTATTATATTGATAGTGGTTCATATGCCTTAAATGCACTTTTATCTGGTTCAATTTATAAAGGTTTTCCTGGTAATAGAATTGTTGGTTTTGCTGGTCCACCTACAGCAGGTAAAACATATTTAACAATTTCTATTTTATCTAATTATCAAAAGATGGCTAATAATCATTATGTAATTTATTATGATAGTGAAGGAAGACTGACAACTGAAAAATTAATAGATGCAGGAATTGTTCCTGATCTTTATTTTCATTCACCTATCAGAACACTTGAACAATTTAAAACAGAAATAATTCGTGGACTTTCTGAAATTAAAAAAGAAGTAGGTTTTGGAGATTTAGAGTCTAAAAAAGAAGTTGAAGATATTGAAGATGGAGAATTATTAGAGGATGAAGAAAGTAAACATCCCGAGAAAATTGTAACAAATGATAAAGATCAATTCTTTTTAGTTTTGGATTCATTATCACAATTAGGTTCTGATAAAGAAGAAACAGATGCAATTAAGGGTGATTTGAAAGCAGACATGGGCGCACGTGCTAGAACAATAAAATCCATTTTTAGAAACATAACAATGGATTTGAATATTTTAAAATATCCCATGATTGTTACGTCACACACATATGATTCTTTTTCACAATATGAGCCATCACGTATTGCTGGTGGTTCAGGTTTACAATTTGCAGCTTCAATTATTATTGAATGTTTACCAACAAAAGATAGTGTTAAAACTTTAACAGGTAGAGAAGTTATTGGAACAAAAATTCGTTGTGTTCTTAGAAAGGGTGAATTAACAAAACAATGGAAACAAGCAAATATTAAAGTAAATTTTTCAAATGGTCTCGATAGATTTGCTGGATTATTTGATATAGCATTTAATCTAGGTGCTATTGAACGTGAAGGAAAAAAATATATAATGCCCGATGGTTCAAAATGGTCATTGGCAGATATCGAAGAATTTCCAGAAAAATGTTTTTCAGAAGAATCTCTGAAAAAAATTGATGAATATATTATTAAAGATTTTACATATGGCAAAAATGATAAAATGATTGATACAAAAACAGATGAAGAAAGAGTAAAGGAGGAAACACAACAGGAAACAAAAGAATCAGGTGAAATTATTGAAGCGGGTATTGCAGAAGATGATATTGAAGATGTGTCTAAAATTCTAACTGAAGGTGACCCTGATGATAAAGAAGAACGCTAAATATGGTGTTGTAAAAGTAAAATCGGGAACAGTAATACTAAATGATATTATTTATGATGAACAAAATAATACTTTAAATTTTGATTATATTGTAAAAGAAGATGTTTCAGAAGAAACAAAAATTCAAATTGAAAAAGAATTAAAGGAATTTTTTGATAAAGATATAAAAGAAAATTTTTTAAATTATTTTAATAGTAAAGTAACGAAATAAAATATTATGTCATCTGTTGACACAGAAATATGATTACTGAAAAACAAGTGTATGATTTTTTAAAATTATTTAAACAAGGAAATATTGATGAATGTTGGGAATGGTTAGGATCTAAATATAAAAATAATTATGGTCAATTTCATAGAAATGGTATTCATGCATATTCTCATAGAGTATCTTATGAATATTTTATATGTTCTATTCCAGAAGGAATGTTAGTTCTTCATAAATGTGATAATCCAAGTTGTGTAAATCCTAATCATTTATTTTTAGGAACACAAAAAGATAATATGCAAGATATGATTAAAAAAGGTAGACAGAATATTTATGATCGTAGTGGTGAAAAAAATCCAATGTTTGGAAAACATCAATCTAAAAAAACTTGTAAAAAAATAGGAATATCTAACAGTGGTGAAAAATCTCATTTTTTTGGTAAACATCCAGATCATCACGGCGAAAAAAATCCATCATTTGGTAAAGATCATTCTGGTGAAAAAAATGGTAATTCTAAATTAATAAAAGAACAAATTATAGAAATTAGAAATAGTAATTTATTGAATAAAGAATTAGCTAAAATTTTTAATGTTAAAGAGGTTACTATATATAAAATTAAAAGATATGAAATCTGGAAAAGTATAAAATGACAATAGATTTGAATACGGAATTTGTAATCGTATGGAATCTTTTACATTCTAAATTATATATAAAAAGTGTTTTTCCTTATTTAAAATATAATTTTTTCCAACTTCCAGAATATCAAAAAATAGTAAAGGTAATAAAAAATTTTTATACAAAATATGAAAAAATTGTACCTTATAGTTCATTAGTAATTTTTTTTAAAGAAAAAGATAAAACAATAAGTGAAGATGAATTAAAAATAGTTTTAGAAACACTTCAAGCAATAAATGAATATAAATTTGAAGAAGAATATTCTCTAGAATTTAATTTATCATTAACTGAAGAATATTTTAAAAAAAGAGCATTATTTAATGCTTTAGTAGAAGCTGAAAGTATTTTTGAAACACGTCCTAATAGTATAAATTCAATCCCTGATTTAATTCAAGAAGCATTACAACTTTGTTTTAATAAAAGTATAGGTCATGAATATCTCGCTGATGCAGATCAAGCATTAGAATATTATCATAATGTTCAAATGAAATACCCGACTCATTTAGAAAAACTAAATGAAGCAACTGGAGGTGGTTTAGCAAGAGGAAAATTACATGTATTTTTAGGTCAACCTGGCGGTGGTAAATCTAGAATGTTAGTTGACCTTTGTTCTCATTATATGAAACAAGGTTTAAATTGTTTATTTATTAGTATGGAATTGGATATTATGGATATTCGTCAGAGATTTGATGCTAATATTATGGATATTGATATTAATGATTTTCCTAAAATTGAAAAAGAAAAATTTATATCTAAAGTCAATCAAATAAAAATGAAATCATATGGTAGATTAATAATACAACATTATCCAGGTGGGTCAGTAAATTGTAATCATTTTAAAAATTTGATAGAAGAATTAAAAAATAAGAAAAATTTTGTTCCAGATGTAATTGCAATTGATTATATCATGTTAGTTAATCCTGCAAAAAATGTTGGCGAAAAATCTTATGAACAAGGAAAACAAATTTCTATGGAAATGAGAAGTTTGTTTGATATTAATAATGCTATAGGATTAGCACCAAATCAATTAAATCGAGGTGGATGGAATACTTCTGATGTTATGATGAAAGATATTGCTGATTCTGCTGGGATAATGCATAATGCAGATTTTGTTGCAGGAATTACAGGTCCAGATGAATTATTAAATGAAAATAAAATATTAATGGTAATTTTAAAAAATAGACTTTTTAGTCTATGTAAGAATAAAAAATTAATGCTGGGTTATGATGATACTCGAATGAGACATTTTAATGTTGCTCAAGGTGATTTAGTTACAGGTATTGAAAAACCTAAAGAAACAGTATTCGATAAAGATAAATTTAAAAATTGGGATTTTACGAATTCAGGTAAAAAATAAGTAACTTTATTTTGTTCTTATATATAATAATATGGAACAAAATAAAGTTATGGAGTCAGAAGATTTTTTAAATGTAAAATCGAATTATAGTTATTTATCTGAAGCCGTTCATAAATTAAATAAAAGCAATAATTTATTTTTGTTAGTTGATTATACTGGTACATCAATTATTGTCTATGATTTAAAAAAATTAAAAAAGGGGTTTGAAAAAAATAAAAGTGCCTCTTTTTTTCATGAATCAATATCAGATAAATTCTATAAAGTAAAATTTAAAGATTCTGAAAAACAACGAATTATAAATTCACTTATAAAATTAATAAGCTCACGCTTAGAGGTAAATAATGGCATTGAAAAGCAAAATTGAACGATGGTTTGGTGTATCAAAAGTTGACAAAAATTTATTAAAATTATATCATAACTATGAAGGAAATGATTTAAATGGTTTTATTGAAGATAGTAATGTTATTATAGAATTACAAAAACTTTTGAAAAAAATTATAAATGGTTATGAAGTTAATATGCAACTTCTAACTAATAAATATATTCTTTTAAAAAATATTTTCGGTATTCAAGGTTTAGTTTATATTGCTGTAAATTATTTTTCTGAAAATGAAAAATTATTTGAATATTTTTGTTCATTGGTTTATTATTTGGATGATATTCAAATTAGTAATAGAATGAATACTCAATTTTTGGAATTTCTTAAAGAAAAAGATTAAAGAATTATAAATATTTTAAAGGAGTAATTAATGAAAGTAAAAAAAATATTTGAAAAAGTTTTAAATGAAGATTATTTTACTAATGCTATTCAAAAAGCAGAACAATTAGTAGATATGTATCAATCTGGTTTAAGTAAAATTAAAGATGAAAAAAGAAAAAAAGAAGTTCAGAAAATGATAGATGGTGGTAAAAAACATATTGAATTCTTGAAACAAAAACAAAAAGAAGATAAGGAGTAAATAATTGGTAAAGAAAGAAAAATTAGGTCGTATTGAATGTGTTCAAAATAAAATTACAGGTGAAAATTTTATTGTGTCTTTTATGGGTGACAAAATTCATCATATAACAAATGCAACAAGAGATCAAACTCCAGATAATGCAACTCAAGAAGAACGTGAAATGATAATAGATCTATATAGACAGTGGAATAGTGAGAACAATTAAATGATTATTTACTGTATTCAAAATTTGATTAATGGTAAAAAATATATTGGACAATCTTCACGTTTTAATTCAAACGAAGAGTTTCAAAAATCAAATTATTGGGGTAGTGGAAAATATATTCGTAGTGCAATAAATAAATATGGCTTAGAAAATTTTAAAAAATGGGTCATGATAAAAGATATTCCATATACTGTAAAAGGTTTTGATGAATTGAATCATTATGAGATTTTGTGGATATCAAAATTAAAAACTAAACAACCTCAAGGTTATAATATTACTGATGGTGGAGACGGAATAGTTGATATAAATGGAATTGTTGCTAAAAAAAGAGGGAAAACATTTAGTGAAAGACATCAAGGTATAGGAAAAGGTAGAAAACAAGCGTCTGAACATATTAAAAAAAGATTTTTAAGTAGAACTTGGTATAAACATTCCATAGAAACGAAACAAAAAATATCTGAAAAAAATAAAAATTTTTATAAAAATCATATTTCTAGTCAAAAAAATAAAAAAAAATCCGATGAACACGTAAAAAATTTATCATTAGCATGGATTAAAAGAAGAGAAAATGGTAAAGGTCATCCTAATTTAGGTTGTAAAAGAACAGAGTTAAATAAACAACATTATAGAGAAGCATGTAAAAAAAGAATATATATATTAATTTGCTTAAAATGTAAAAATAAATTTGAAAGTAAAACACATAATAAATATTATTGTGATGATTGTAAGAAAACTGGAATTTTATCATGAATATAATAAGCACATATCTGGCATATAAGTTATTAGAATTACTTACAAAACCGTTTTCTAAATGGGATGCATATGAATTAGGAATTATTGATGATAATGGTTCTATTATTCATCAACCAGTTTCAAGTGAAGAAAAACAAGCATTTGGTTTTTTTGAAAAAATAATTCGTCGATTAAAATTAGTTGTTACTAAAACTATAGGTGAGTCAAGAGCTGCTTCTATTTTATCTGCTATTTATTTAATAAAAGAACATAATGAAGAAGTATCAAAAATTATTTTAAGTTATTGTTTAAAAGAATGTCCTGATTTAAATGAAATGATTTCTATTAAAAAACGTTTATTTGAAAATTTTAATAAAACAGATGAAATAATTATTAAAGGAAAATACATTTATAAAAATGAAGAATTAATTATTGAAAATGATTTAAAACCAATTTCAAAATATTTTGGTTATAATATTTATGAAATACAAGGAAAAGAAAGAAAGGTGTTTTTAAAAGAGGAATTATATGCCAAATAATA